GTCCAATCGTTCGTGCTCGGATGGCGGTTGCCGGTGAGCGCCACGGGGCTCAGGCATTCGAGATTGACGCCGGTGTAGGTGAACGACAGATCGGTGTCGCTGTCGAGCGCCTTGCCGGTGGTGATGGCGCGATAGGTCTTGGCGCTGCCAATGCTGCTGGCGTTGACGCTGATGAAAGATAGAGCAGTGGCTGACAGCAGGATGAGGCGATCGCCAGTTGCATGCAACCCTGTTGCCCATTCGGTTCCGTGCTGCCCGCGCAGAAAGTCCTGCAAGATGTAGCTGCCGTCGCCCTGCAGCGTGGCGGTGCGCGCGGCGATGATCTCCCAGCGCCCGTGCGCGCCGTAGGCAAACCAGTTCTGCCCGGCGAACATTTGCGCCTGCGTGACGCTGGCCAGCGTGCCGGCGTAGAGCCGCACGGTGAGCGTGCTGGCAAAGTCGATCACGGTGCCGCCGTGCGCGGCCAGGATGCCGGTGGCGTAGCCGATCACCGCGCCGGGCGCGAATGCGCGCAGGTCGGTCCAGGTCTGACCGCTGTCGTCGCTGCGATAGAGGATGCCGCCTGGCCAGCCGCTGAGGTAGCCGGCCATGGCGACCGGAAAGCCGGCGGTGTCGTCGTCGTCGCGCATCAGCGGAATGTCGAGCAGACTGTAGACGCACGGTCCGGCCAGCGTTAAAAGTCCACCCGTGGACTGGCCTTCCTCGCCGCGCGCGACAGGGGTGTAGATTGCGGCCTTGTTGTATTTGGCCCGAGACTCGATGCGGCCGTCTGGCAGCGTGTTGGTGGAGAGCAGGCGCAGTTCCCAGGTGGCATCGGTACCGGTGAGGGTGATCACGTCAGCCGGCTCAAGGTTGTCGTATTCCGGCGGCAGCACGAAGGCGACGTCGTGGCGTTCCATCCAGTAGAGATAGGTGAGCATCTCGGCTATCTGCGCGGCCTCTGCGGCGCTGAACACGATGGGCATCTCGACTGCGCGCTCGCCTATGGCATCGGTGTTGATGCGCTCATAGGACTGCTGGTTGGTTTCGTATTCGCGCGTGACGTCGACATAGTTCACCGACACCTTGCGCGGCAGCATCAAATCCATTTCGCGCGCATCGGTGACCTGAACGCCAGGCTCCGCGCCAGCCGCGCGGGCATCGAGAGACGATGTTGGAATGCTTGCCACGCTGGCACCGCCACGGCGCACAAACTTTATCTGGTAGCCATGCTGCACCACATCGAACGGGAACGCAGCACGTAGCGGGTCGAGCGCCCCGCGGATCGCGCCAAGCTGGCTGATGCGATAACCGCGTACGGTGTCCGTGAGTTCGGTGACGTCGAGGTCGCCGGCGGTAAGAATATTGCTGGTCAGGCATTCCGTCTGGACAATATCCCCAAGGACCGCAGATTGCGATGTCATGTCCTTGTAGATAAATTCTGCGTCGCCGTTGACGATGACGGACAAGAATATTCCGTTGTACGAGGTGATCGCCGGGAAACTCGACATGGTATGCTGCGCCGTGAATATCGTCCACGTTGCACCGGCGTCTTCGGAAATAAGATATTTTGTGCTTGATCCTGTCGCTACAATAAAAGCGCTTCCATTGAAGGCCAGTTTCCACTCCGTTCCAACGCCAGACACCGTTCCATTGGTGATCACCATGGTTGAACCGCCTGTCCATGTAACGCCATCCACGGACTTTGCATCCCGCTTGGTTCCCGTGACCGCGACAAAGGTTTCCCCATCGCTTGCAATGGCGGTCCAGTAACCAGAAACAGGCAGCGTTGTCTGGGTCCAGGTCAATCCATTCGTACTGACGGCCGCAACGTCGGAATTTTTCTGGATCGCGCAGAGCGTACTGCCATTCCAGGCAACATCGATCCAATATGAATATGTCGTCGTCGGAAGCGCGCCCTCAACCCAGTTAAAGCCATCGGCAGAGATAAATACGCGTGTCGTTGAAAACGAAATCAAACAAAAAAACGATCCGGTCCAGATCAGTTTGCGCGCATCAAGCGGCAATCCAGGAAGCGTAGTACCCGCCGTCCATCTGATACCATCGGGCGAGGTTGCCGTCTGGTTTGTGTTTCGCTGGACGGCGACAAAAAGCCCGGGCTTGGATGCGACACATGCCCAGTCTCCCGTACTGGGAAGATATGTCGTTGTCCAGTTGTTTCCGTCCAGCGAATAGGCGCACAGATTCGATGACAGGGAAACGGCCACCACGGTAGTGTCGAGCGTTGCCGCTGCGGCCCATTGATTGAGCGGCCATGCCGCATTATTGATTATCTTGGATGTCGACACATAGGAACGGGATCCAATCTTGATGATTTCCGCCTTGACCTGCGCTCCCATCAGGCTGTTGCTGTATTTTTCCAGCGGCAGCGCGTCGAACACAATGTAGGCGAGCCCGCGATAGGCTGGTACATTGGCCACGCCCTTGTCGGCCTGGATCAGGGGATCGGCGGGCTGGGTGTCGGTGCCACAGCTCGCCCGGAACAGGGCG